AAGTTATAAACGAAGGGCTTGAAAATGAGGATTATTATTCCAATGAAATAGGCATAATTTGTGATTCAATAATTGACAAGATACCGCATTAGGGACAATCCCCAAAAGTTTGGTATAATTTAGGCAATATATGGAAAGTAATCCCGTATCCGTCCAATACGGGATTTTGAGTAATATGTTAAGATATGTTATGCTGCTGCAAACAGCCAACCGCGTAATACTTGTTCAAACTTTTCGCACAAGCAGTTCAAAGATATTTTAACAAGCCTGACCAACGCTTCCGAAAGTTCTTTCCAAACAGCAGTTTTGGTATCTTCCCAAAGTTTCTGTTTTTCTTTGGTCATAAAATCGCTCCTTTCTAAAATTTTCTATATATTGCCTAAATTATACCAAACTTTGACAAAAATATCAACAACAGCAGACGCAAAGAGGTGAAGCATTTATGTATATAACAGTGAAGCAAGCAGCCGAAACGTGGGGCATTTCTGACAGAAAAGTAAGGGCTTTATGCGCCGAAGGAAAAATTGCAGGAGCTGTGAAAAAGGGGAAAATTTGGGAAATACCTGAAAACACTGGGAAACCAAACGACGGAGTAAGTGATGAAATTGAAGATATTTTAAGCGAAATAGATAAAAAGAAACGCGAGCTGGACAAGAAAAGGCCATTAACTGCCGGAGAAGCGGAAAGACTTTCGGAGGAGTTCGTCGTTGAGTATACTTATAATTCCAACGCCATTGAGGGAAACACTCTTACATTAAGAGAAACGGACATGGTTCTGCGCGGACTAACCATTGACAAGAAGCCGCTGAAAGAACACATGGAAGCGGTTGGCCACAAAGAAGCGTTCGAATTTGTGGGCGATTTGGTGAAGGAAAACACCGAAATTTCAGAAAGTGTTATAAAGCAGATTCACTATCTTGTGCTTTCGGGGAAAAGAGAAGACCGCGGCGTTTACCGGAAGGTTCCCGTCAAAATTATGGGGGCCTCAAACGATCCTGTACAGCCATATATGATTCAGCCCAAAATGGAACAGCTTCTTTTGGATTATAAAAAAAGCACAGGGCATATTGTTAAAAGGCTGGCTCGTTTTCATGCAGATTTCGAGGGCGTTCACCCGTTTATTGACGGAAATGGAAGAACGGGAAGACTTCTTGTTAATTTGGAATTAATGAAAGCCGGTTATCCGCCAATAGACATAAAATTTACTGACCGCATGGAATACTATAAGGCGTTTGACGAATATTATTCGAGAAACAATATTTGTGCAATGGAAAAATTGTTTGCCATGTATATAAATGGCAGACTTGATTTTTATTTGGATATTTTAAAATAACAAAGCGGGGTGAAAAACAGAAAGGACATGGAAAGCATACTTACATCAATAAAAAAGCTGTTGGGGATTGCGGAGGAATATGAACACTTTGACGCGGATTTGATTATACACATCAATTCCGCGTTTTCTATTTTAACACAGCTGGGAGTCGGGCCGGCAGAAGGGTTTTCGATACAAGACGAGGACACCATTTGGACAGACTTTATACCGGCAGGAGGCAAGCTGGAGTTTATTAAATCCTACGTACATTTGAAGGTAAAGCTTCTTTTCGATCCTCCGCTTAACTCGGCGGTTATAGAGTCGATAAACAGAACTCTTGGAGAGCTGGAATGGAGAATTAATGTTGAAGCTGACTGCGGAAGAAGGGAGGAAAATCAAAATGGATAATATTGCTTTAAAGCATCATGGAATCAAAGGCATGAAATGGGGGATAAGAAGAACTCCGGCACAGCTTGGACGGCAAAGCGGCAGTTATAAAAAAGCCGCGGACAGAAAGGAGAAAACAAGCAGAAAAGCCGCCGTTAAGAACAGGCGTACTCTTTCCGACGTTGATCTTGAAAAAAAGGTAAAGCGACTGAAGCTGGAAAAGGAATTTAAAGAGCTTACATACTCGGATATTGCTCCAGGGAAAAAATTTGTTTCAGACGTTATGGCTTCAGCCGGAAAGAAAGCGCTTACAGTTGCCGCCGCCGGCGCGGTTTCCTATGGCGTAAAAGTGGCCATGACAAAGGAGTTCAGCATCAAGGAAGCGGCAAGCTATATTGCGGCTAACCCTAACAAAAAGAAATAAGGAGGAGATGAGATATGGCGTTATCAAATACCGCCGTTCCAAAATATTACGGCATGTTTCGGGACGCCGTAATAAGGGGAGAAATACCCATATGCAAGGAAATTTCAATGGAAATGAACCGCATAGACGCGCTTATTGCAAACAAGGAATATTATTATGACGATCAGGCTGTTGAGGGGTTTATACATTACTGTGAGAGGGAACTGACACTGACAGACGGAGCCGATCTCAACCTTCTTGACACATTCAAGCTTTGGGCCGAGGAGATTTTTGGCTGGTATTACTTTGACGAAAGAAGCGTTTATGAGCCTTTCCCAGATGGGCATGGAGGACATTATGTGACTAAAGTGATTAAAAAAAGGCTTGTGAACAAGCAGTATCTTATTGTGGCAAGAGGCGCGGCAAAATCCATGTACGGTTCATGCATTCAAAGCTACTTCCTTAATGTTGACACAACCACGACACATCAAATAACAACGGCGCCGACAATGAAGCAGGCGGAGGAAGTATTGTCGCCAATTCAAACGTCAATAACACGTTCACGAGGGCCGCTGTTTAAATTCCTTACGGAAGGGTCTTTACAAAACACTACAGGCTCAAAGGCAAACCGAATGAAGCTGGCCTCTACGAAGAAAGGAATTGAAAACTTTTTAACCGGCTCGCTGCTTGAAATAAGGCCCATGAGCATTAACAAGCTGCAAGGGCTTAGAACAAAGGTGGCAACCATTGACGAATGGCTTTCCGGCGACATAAGGGAAGACGTTGTGGGCGCTATCGAACAGGGAGCCTCAAAGGTGGACGACTATCTGATAGTGGCCATGAGTTCGGAAGGAACTGTCCGCAACGGCAGCGGAGATACAATCAAAATGGAGCTTATGGACATACTGAAAGGCGACTATGAAAATCCGCATGTGTCCATATGGTACTATAAACTGGACTCCGTTGACGAGGTGCCAAACCCCGATCTCTGGTTAAAGGCCAATCCTAATATAGGAAAGACAGTTAGCTATGAAACGTATCAGCTTGACGTGGAAAGGGCCGAAAAAGCGCCTGCCACGCGCAATGATATTCTCGCAAAGCGCTTTGGCATTCCGATGGAGGGATATACATATTTCTTCACATACGAGGAAACGCTGCCCCACAGAAAAAGAAATTACTGGCAAATGCCATGCGCGCTGGGGGCGGACTTATCACAGGGGGACGACTTTTGTGCATTTACATTTTTATTTCCACTTGCAAACGGCGAGTTTGGCATTAAGACGCGGAACTATATTTCATCGCTGACATTAATGAAGCTTCCGGCGGCTATGAGGATTAAATACGATCAGTTTATGGCTGAGGGAAGTCTTATTGTTTTGGAAGGAACTGTTCTGGACATGATACAGGTTTATGAGGACCTGGACAACCATATTGTAAAGTACGGATATGACGTGCGCTGCTTTGGATATGACCCTTACAATGCAAAGGATTTTGTTGAAAGATGGGTTTCCGAAAACGGGCCATTTGGCGTTGAAAAGGTTATTCAAGGGGCAAAGACGGAGTCTGTGCCGCTGGGAGAGCTGAAAAAGCTTTCGGAGGAAAGAATGCTTTTGTTTGACGAAGAACTGATGACCTTTGCCATGGGCAACTGCATTGCCATGGAGGACACAAACGGAAACAGGAAGCTCTTGAAAAGGCGGTACGATCAGAAAATCGACGCGGTTGCGGCCATGATGGACGCTTATGTGGCTTATAAGCTGAATAGAGAAGCGTTTGAATAGAAGACGATTTATATCATTTCGTTAAATGCCTCCTTATAATCGGCGTTTACAGCATACCGCACTTTTTGTGCGAAACAAGCGCAAAAAACGCATATTCTTTTATGAAAAAGAATTCAAAGGAGGAAACGAAATGAGTATTAGCAAAGTGAAATCATTTATAAGAAATAACAAGGAGAAAATCGCAATAGGAAGCGGGATCGTTATAGGAGGCGCGTTACTCGTGATTGCGCAAAGAACAAACGGATTTTCAAAGGCAGCGTCATTTGCGGCTACAAAAAATTTGATTAAGGACTTAAATGTACCTGACGGATTTTTGGCTGGAAAGATTACTGAGCTTTGGGAAGAGGACGGTTGTGTGAACGCAATGGCGCGTAATTTAACAGCTAACGACCTTGGCAAGCTAGGCGAGGAATTTGTTAGAAATGGACTTGTATCTGACGGAGCTGAGGCAGCAATAGTCGTTGAATTTTTAAAGAAATCTTAATCGAAAGGATTAGAGCCTTACAAAGGCTCTTTTCTTTTGCGGGAAAGGAGGAATAATTCAAAATGGAGTTATCAGTCAGTTCCAGGCTAAAGCACGCTTGGAACGCTTTTATGAACAAAGACCCAACAAAGTATTATGGGAACATTGGAGCCGGGTATTATTACAGGCCGGACAGGCCGAGGCTTACAAGGGGAAACGAGCGTTCAATCGTTACGTCGGTTTATAACCGAATTGCGCTGGACGCGGCGGCAATAAACATACAGCATGTTCAGCTTGATGAAAACGACAGATTTTTATCCATAGTTGAGTCCGGATTTAACAACTGCCTTACAATGGAGGCCAATATAGACCAAACGGCAAGGGCCTTTATTCAGGACGTGGTTATGTCTATGCTGGACGAAGGGTGCGTTGCCATTATACCAATTGACACAAGCCTAAATCCCGAGGTCACAGGCTCCTATGACATACTCACCATGAGGGCGGGAAAAATAATCGAATGGCACCCGCAGCATGTGAAAGCAAGGGTTTATAACGAAAAAACAGGGAACAAAGAGGACATACTTGTGCCCAAAGGCGTGGCGGCTATTATAGAAAATCCGCTTTACGCCGTTATAAACGAGCCTAATTCCACCATGCAAAGGCTTATACGAAAGCTAAACCTTTTGGACGCGGTGGACGAGCAAAGCAGCTCCGGAAAGCTGGATTTGATTATACAGCTTCCATATGTTATCAAATCGGAGGCAAGAAGACAGCAGGCGGAAAACAGAAGACGGGAAATGGAGGATCAGCTGGCGGGATCGAAATACGGCATTGCCTATGCCGATGGTACGGAAAGAATAACACAGCTTAACCGCCCTGTTGAGAACAATCTAATGAAGCAGATTGAATACCTGACGAGTATGCTTTACAGCCAGTTGGGGATCACTCAAAGCATATTAGATGGAACAGCAGACGACAAAACTATGTTAAACTATTACAACCGCACGATTGAGCCTATTATTTCGGCCATAGTTGACGAGATGAAGCGAAAGTTCCTCACAAAAACGGCGAGAAGCCAAAAGAAGTCTATAATGTTCTTCCGCGATCCTTTCAAGCTGGTTCCCGTTGCGGAGCTGGCGGAGATTGCCGACAAGTTTACAAGAAACGAGATTGCAACTTCAAACGAAATGAGGCAGGCCATAGGCTGGAAGCCTTCCAAGGACCCGAGCGCCGACGAGCTTAGAAACAAGAACTTAAGCGCGCCTAAGGGAGAGGAAAATGCGCCGAAGGAAAAGGAAGAAGATGAAGACGACAGCCATTTGGAGCACCATGGCATAAAGGGACAAAAATGGGGCGTTAAGAACGGGCCGCCTTATCCGATTGGAAGCGGCGGTGAAAAAGAGGTTGCGAAAAGCGGGAAAGGTGATACAATAAAATTAACTGGGCACAAAAGTCCATCTCTACATGGAACACCCAACACCGTAGTTGACCATTTATCAGATAATGGCGATGTTAAAGCTAGAGTTTTTTATGATAATTTAGGGCACAAAATAAACGAGATACATACTTCAGATCACGGCCGTCCTAAGTATCATGATTTTGGAGAGCATGGCGAACATGCGCACGATTACGAATGGAACGAAAATGGTGAAATGATTGATAGAAGCCCGAGAGAAATTACTTCAAATGAACGAAAGGAGAATAAAGACATATTATGAATGCAGATGAATTACGTCAAGAAATATCGTATGAGTATAATGATGTGAGTTTTTATTATAATGGCAAACCATCGGGCATTTCGCCAGAAGTTCATAATTCCATACCAACTTTTTATGTGTGGTATGGCGATGAAGAAAAAGAATATTCTGATGTAAATAAATTGATGTCGGATAAATTCTTTGACGGAAAATCGTTGGAAGAAATTGCTGATAAGGTCGACTATTTTTAGAAAGAGGAAACTAAATGACTATAGAACAATACAGCAAGGTTATTCTAAAAGACGGAAGAACTGCTACCATTGTGGAAATTTTGGAAGATGGGGCTACCTATTTAGTCGATGTGGATTTGCCGGGCCCAGACTGGGATACTATAGAAATTTTGCAAGATGATATCAAGAGCTTTACTTCATCTATATTTTCTCCAAAAAGATTTTTAATTTGGTTGAAGACGCCATGAAAAGCGTTTGAAACATGAAAGAAAATTGCACAGGAAGAAACAAAACAAGCAAGAGCCCTCCTTTCCCAAATAGCTCTTTCCTGTTTTGCGACAGGTTAGTCATCGAAATGAGCGTAACCTAATTTCTGAATTAGTTTTTGTATTTTTCTAATTCAGATTTATTTTTGCGGCTGCTTTCCGCTTTATAAATCTTAGATTTTTTATTCATATTACCCCTCTTTCTTGTGTATTTTCTTTCACTATACATCAATAAACAAAAAAATCAAGCAAAAGTTTGAGAGGTGATCATACTATGGAAGTTCCAGTGAAAATAGACGTTGTTATAAATGTAGACGAAAAGTTGGACGAAACCATTGAAAAA